ACACGAGAATGGTTCGAATTTTCTCCTGAGATGCTTGAGATTGAACCCCCCGAATTTCAGGATGCCCCAGAACAATCTTCGCTTCCGTTGGGAACAGACTTTGCCGACCCGATACCCGATGATTGGCGTGAGCAATTCCGGCGCGCGTTGGTTCGCGGCACAGGTGGCAGACGCCAAGAAGTCCAGCGTTTAACAGGGTGCGACAAGCGCGTAGCTGATAACTATTTGTATGGCATACACACGCCGCCCATGCACATTCTTCTGCGCCTTATGGCGACCATCCCAGAGGTTGCAAAAGTCATTATCACTCTTACGCAGGCTGCCCACAGTCAGCGTTTGGCGCGCGTTATGGACGCGCTGGAAGTAGCCAGACGAGAACTCGCGTCTGAGTCGCCTGCCGATGAACCTGAGACCGTCGCCGATGCGGCCCGTGGCAATCAGTAGTGCCGCGCCTCGGTCAGCAACGAACTGGGGCGATACCGTGCCGCTCTGGCGGAGGCCGCGAATGAACTGAAGCCGCGTTAACGGACGGAGGGAACCACATGAGCGAGCCGGCCGAACGCGCGGTGACAGTGACCACGGAGCGATTCCGCCGCGAGACCGGCCGCCTCATCGCCGCGTTACGCCACGACGGCCTGCGCTGGCGGGAGATCGCCGCGCGCACCGGCCTGACGATACATACCTGCCGCGCGCTGCAACACTATCACGCCGCGGACTGGGTGCCCCCGCGGTGGCCAAAGACCGTGACCGTCGTCACCCGCGGCGGATTCTGGTGGATCAAGCGCGAGGGCGAACGGTGAGTGACGTGAGGCCCCTGGCCATCGATTTGTTTACGGGTCTTCATGGATGGGCGGATGGCCTGATCGCTGAAGGTTTTCGTGTGGTCGGGTTTGATTTGGAAGATATGTCGGCGCAATTCGGACAGCCGAAACCACCGCACTTTAGTCTCGTCATTCAAAATGTTCTGACGCTGCACGGCGCGCAGTTCAAAGACGCCGCGCTGATCGTCGCCAGCCCGCCATGCCAGAGCTACAGCTACCGCGCGATGCCCTGGTCACGCGCCAAGGCGCTGCCGCCGCCGTGCAACGCCCTGTTCGAGGCGTGCTTCCGCATTCAGGCCCAGGCGTCGCTCGCCGCCAGCCATCACATCCCGCTCGTCGTGGAAAACGTGCGCGGCGCGCAGCCGTGGGTCGGGCGGGCACGGTGGAACTTCGGCTCGTATTATCTGTGGGGCGACGTGCCCGCGCTGATGCCGCCGGTCAGCGGACGCCAGAAAATGGCACTGGTGACCTCGCATATCTCGGATGGACAAAAAAGCTACGACCGCCCCAATGGCGTGAAGGTTACAGGATTGGCGAATGGCCGGTTTCCTCCCGGCGGTCTCGCTCAAGGACATCTGGACGGCATCAAAGGCGTCCCGCACCGCACCGCCGGACACTGGACCAATCCCGCTGAACATGAGGGGCTGAAACAACCCGGTATCGACCTGTCCGATGTCGGCTTCAACGTCGCGAACGCCAGACAATTCGCGCACATGGTCGAGGGTGTGAAGATAGAACGCTCCGAGGACGACAAGCGGCAACACATCGGCACATCCAGAAAATTCGCATCCGCCATGATTGCCAAGATCCCGCTCCCGCTGTCACGACACATCGCGCGGGTCTACCTGCCATGAGCGAACAGCCAACCGTGGTCATCCACTTTCCCCGACCTACATCGGCCAACAAAATGTTCTCGCGGCAGATGACCCGGCGCGGCCATCGCGATCTGACGCCGGAATACAAGGCGTGGCGCGATGAAGCGGGGTGGGCCGTCAAGATGCAAATTGTTGGACTTTTGACAATCACCACGCGGTTCAACATCGTCATCGAGGTGCCGCGAACGTCGCGAACCGATCTTGATAACAACGTGAAACCAATCCTCGACCTCGCGCAGAACCTGGGGATCATCTCCAACGACAAAAACTGCGCCGGGATCACGATCACACCAGCCGATCGAACCGATTGCATGGCAGCGTTCTGGCCCCTGCCCGAGATGGGCGCGGTGCGTGCCCCGGCGGCACCCAAGGGGGGGCGGCATCGCGCGGCACGGACACGCACGTTCAGGGCGACACGGAAGTTGCCGGGACTGGCCTGGAGGATGCCGTGATGACGCAGGTTCCGGTCAGGCGCGGAGACCGTGATTTCCTCGTGTTCCTGGGCCCCGATGGCCGCGTGACATCAATCCGCGTGCTGAAGCGCGCGACGTGGCGCGGTTATTGGCAAAGCTGGAGCGGCCGGCCGATGCGGCGATGCGATCAGGCCGTCGCCGCGCTGGCCCTGGAACACCGGAGAATGCCGTGATGCCAGTGCAACCCGACGATGACATTATTATCTCGGAACGAAATCTCGGGACGTCCGTCAGCGACATCGGGCGGCTGCTGGGCAAGGGCAAGAACAGTATCGCCGGCCGCATCAACCGACTTAAACGGCTGGGCCTCATCACCGAGAGTTTCCCATCCCCGATCCACCGCCCGGGTGACCCGCCGCCATACCCGCGCCCGCCCCCTCCAACGGCACCCAGAGCCGTTGAGCCGCCGATGGTCGCGTTGCCCGTCATTCCACTCACACCAGCCCTGGCGCCGCTCCCAATGTCCGGGCAGTGCCGCTATCCGTTGTGGGCCGACAACACGGCGCCGAACCACGAATATTGCCGGAAACCAGCACGCCTCGGCTCGTCATACTGCCCTCGCTGCCGCGGCATTTGTTACGCGCGCGAACCACGATACTGGGCGGCGTCATGACCGCCCGCGCCACTCAGCCGGACCTGTTCGCCCGCCCAGTCGTGCACAGTCGTGCCACAAGCCAACACGTGGATACGTCCACACGTCCATACGCCATCACACCGTTCAACTTTGCCCCCGGCCCCGAGTGCGACCCCGACCCGACATACACCCCACCCGAATGGCTACGACTGCCCACCGACCAACCCCGCCCGATCGCCGAGCCCGTCGCGCGCATCCTCATCCGCGCCGTCCTCGCGCGGCTCCAAAGGCGCCTGTCATGAGCGAGGCCGCCACTTTCCAGTCCGAGGCCGAAATCAGCGCCGAACTGGTGGCCGACTTACGCCGTCTGGGCGACAGGTGCCTGTTTCGCTCGGAGGTTCGAATGCTCTGCTGGACCCATGCCATGAAGGGCAAACCCGACCCATTGCGGATCGATTTCGTGATGGAGTTGGAAGGCCGCATCCTGGGTATCGAGGTCAAGCGAGCGCCCACCCGCGCCGCCGAGCTGGGCCAATACCTGCTCCAGGCCAGCCAATACGCTGTCGGCGTCATCGCGGCCAACGGCGCGGAAGTGCCACAAAAGTGGACCGGCCGCCCGCTCGAAGCAGTCTTCGTGCGAACCAAATTCAGCCGCGCCGATGAATACATGCGACAGCACGCATTCGCCGCGCACCGTCTGTTCGGGGCAGCCAACGTGGGATTTCTCACCCGCGAAGCACGCGGACTTTGCCTCCGCCTGTGCGGCGAACGGTTCTGGACCGAATGGACCGGATACCACCAGGGAATGCTGGCCAAGGTGACCCGAGCCGGGTCCGGCACATTCAGCCCGTCATGACCGGCACAATCCCGCCTTACCTGACCGACCTCGACCGCTGGATACTCTGGCAAAACGTCATCCGCGCCGGCAAACAAACCAAAATCCCCATCAGCGTCCGAGGCGGACCCGCCGCCGACGTCACCGACCCACGCAACTGGGGAAGCCACGCGTTTTGCGCCGCCGCCCGTGTACGAACCCAGGGAGCATGGGACGGCGAAGGCATCGTGCTGGGCGACCTTGGCACAGGCGAAGCCCTCGTCGGCCTCGATCTGGATAGCTGCCTCGTGGACGGCCGACTGGCCGAGTGGGCCAGACCATACCTCGATGTCCTGGACACATACGCCGAGGTCTCACCATCCGGCGTCGGACTGAAGCTGTTCTTCCGTGTCTCGCAGGCTGAACTACCAACCATCCGCGCCGCGTTCGCCATCCCGCCAAATATGAACGGCCGCAAGAAAACCTATCCGAACGGCAATGGAAACGGCACCGGAGAGGCACACGGACCCGCCGCTGAAATCTACCTCAGCCACCGCTTTTTTACCGTCACCGGCAGGCAATGGCACGAAGCGGGGGAACACGTCGCCCTGATCGGACTGGACGCCATTCGCACCGTTGCCGCTCTGTTCGGCCCACGCGAGACCACCATCGCCGGGTCAGACGATATCGGAGACGCCACGGCGCCAGCACCTGAAGCGTTACGCGCCAAACTCGCGGGCGCGCTGCGCGATCGCCCATACCTCGCCGAACGCTGGCTCGGCATCGGCACCGGCCTCACCGACACATCTCGTTCGGGCTTCGATATGTCGCTCGGCTCGATGCTCAAGGCGGCGGGGCTCACCTACGGGGAAATGCGCGCCGCCATCCTCGCCAATCCACACGGCGCCGGCCCGGAACACGCCAACGACGAGCGCTACTTCGAACGCATCTGGAGCAGGTCCGTCGTTCCGGCCCGTCCCCAGGAACCGGAACCGCCGCCGCCGATCGATGATCCAAACTACTGGCTATCCATCAAGATCGACGCGCCACAAATCGCGCCGCCGCCTTGGCCGGAGACCGAAACATGGACACCAACCACGCGCGTCTTCGACCCCTGGAACACCATGCGACCCGTCCGGTTCGATCTCGCCATGCTACCAGATCATCTGGCCCAATTCGTCCAATCCCGCGCCAATACCATAGGGGCCGACCCATGCGCCCTCGCATGGGCAACCATCAGCGCCGCTTCCGCCGCCGTCCATGGCGAGATCCGCCTGCTCATGAAGCGTTACGATAGCTGGACGGTCCCGGCAGCCATCTGGGTCGCGCTCGTGGGCGAACCGTCAACCAAGAAAACACCCATCATCGATACCGCCTGGCGACCACATATCAAAATCCAGACCGTCGAACTCAGGGAATACCTGAAGCAACTCAACGTATGGAAAAGACTGCCGAAAAAGGAACGAGACGACACCCCGGAGCCGACCCAACCACGCCGCCTCGTCAGCCACGACGGCACCATCGAGGCCATGCAGGACATCATGGTCCGACAGAGCCGCGGCGTCGGCATCGTGCGCGACGAACTCGCCGGATGGATCGGCTCCATGGAAAAATACGCCCCAGGAAAAGGCGGAGCGGCCGATCGCGCCTTCTGGCTCCAATCCTACAACGGCGGCGCCCATGTCGTGGACCGTGTCGCGCGCGGCACACTGCCGATCGAGAACCTGCTCGCCACCATTTGCGGCGGCATACAACCGGACAGGCTGCGCCAGTTCCGAGACCTCACCGATGACGGCCTCTGGCAACGCTTCGCCCCGATCATCGTCGCCGAGGCGTCCATCGGAACCGACGAACCAACCGACCAAACCCCCGAACTCTACGATCGCCTGATCAACCGCCTCCTGCGCGATACACGAACCCGCCTCGTCCATCTCTCCAGCGATGCCCACGCGATCAGAGAGGAAGTCCAACGCCGAACCCATGCCATGGAACAAGCCGACGTGCTCGGCGCGAGGTTCACCGGCTTTATCGGCAAACTCACCGGCCTGTGGGGAAGGATCTCCCTCGTACTGCATCTGCTCGGGGATAACGCATTCGGCGACGTGAGCGGAGAAACCGCCAGGATGGCGCGAGACCTCGTGTTCCAGTCCGCACTGCCAAACGCGGCCAGGGTCTACGCGGCAATGGGCGGAGCCGGGGGCGACATCGAGGCCACCAGGTCCATCGCCGGATACATCCTGACCAAACGCCTCCAACGCATCGTCATGTCCGACCTGACCGCCAACGTCCGCGTCTGCCGGCACAAAGCAACCGAGGACATCCGTAAACTCATCTCACCCCTCGAAGCCGGCGGATGGCTGATGCCCGAAAAAGAGTTCAATCCTAACGCATGGCTCGTCAATGACGCCGTTCACACGTTCTTTACCGAACGAACTCAAAGGGAAATCCTACGGCGCGCCATGGTCCGAGCCCTTATCACAGGGGCTGATTTCGACCCTGACAATCCTGACACTTCCTGACAATCCGGATTGCGTACGGGGCATAGAGAGGCATCGGTGTTTCTTTTTTTATACGCCTTTGCCTATATACCTCGCGCGCAAGCGAATTTGTCAGGAACACAGACGAAATGGGATAAAAGGAAACCAAAATGAAACCACCTCAAGACTTCGGAACCCGGCAGGACGCGGCCAACGCCATCGCCAAACACGTCACCCACGGCGCCGGCAAAGCGCCCATGATCGCCATCGGGCCGCTCGTCTGGGGTATCGAGACCGGACACGATACCAAACACTGGTACTTCGTCGTCGCCAGCATCAGCGCGAAAGGCCGGCTGCGCCTCGACCAGATCAATGTCCCCGTGGACAACCGAGATTTCGCACAGGAAGCCCGAACAGATCTCTTCGCCGCCCTCATCGGCCGCCGACCAATCGTCATCCATGATTTCGATGACGAACTCGCTATGGCAAAATGGGCCGAAGCAATCGCGCCGTCCGAACGAACCAGACGAATCCGACAGGGCCTCGAACAGGAACGCCGCGACGTGACCGACCACCCATGATCCTGCTCTACGCCCTCCAGGTCGCCGTCGTGATCACCCTCGCGGCAGCCGGCATCGCTCTCGCGGCCGCACGCATCAGCCAAACACAAAAAAACCGCCGCCATGGTGAACGCATCGTGGCCTCTGACCTCACCAACAATGTCAAAGCCTGCCGCCCGCTGACCAGCAAGGGGATCGCCGAGGTGCTCGATCCATTCGTGACACGCGGCTGGCTCACCCCCGAAAACGACTTCCCAGGCAACCGCGCCTGGTTCTTCGACCCCGCCATCCGCACCGCGATGGCCGAACGCGGCATCGCCGAGCGCGCGCGCCGAACCGCCATCCGCGCCCAAATCGACGGCCTCGCGGCACGGCGGCAAAGATGACCGAAGCCATCCACCATGACGAATATGCCTCGCGCGCGACGTGCGCCAACAGCATGACCATGACGAATATGCCTCACACGCGCGGGGGGAAAAATAGAAGGAAAAAACCCCCTTTCTTTCTTTGATTCACAGCGCGAGACATGAAAGTCATGAAATGCACGGCACGGTTGAGCCACCTGGTGCACCCGCACAACCACTGGGCGTAATTCATGACCGGGTCCGAACGCGATGACGAACTGCATCGAGATCGACGCCGATACCTTACCCCTCGCCAACCGCCGCGCCTGCCAGGCGATCTGCCAGGCGCTGGGCGACGCCGGCGTGCCCCCAGGGCGTGGCTTCGGCGTCGTGATCGACGTCAACACCGCGCACAACGGCGAGACGCTCGAAGCATTCCAACTGATCGACCTGAGCAAGCCCGCTGGGCAACGCATCATCTTCGACCTGACCGGACTGCCACTCGCGCTGCCAGACACCGCCAACGGCAACGGCAAGGGCGACTACCTCATCTCCGGCTTCGACCTCTCGCTCGGTTGCCGTGACTCAGGCTCGTTCGTCCTGGCCGACTGCAAGATCCAGCCGGGCGACAGCCTGCTCTTCCATGCCGCGTGGTCAGGTGCCAGCGACGGCGCCGAGAGCTTCTACCTGGTGGTTGTTCCCACCGCTGACGTCGTGGATACGCCCGAGCCAGCCGCCCTCGCCATCCTCGGCGTCGGACTGGCCGCCCTGGGTTATGTCACCGCCAGCCGCCGTCCACGCCGCACAGACCCCTCAGGAGGCGCCGCGTGGCCTCTTGCATCCGCCGCCACGTCGGGCGATACAGCGTAACTCAGCTAACTACACCGATTCCCCCCTGACCGCCGGGTTCGCCTCCGGCGGTTTTTTTGTGCGCGACAGCAATGCTGACCCATCTTGACCATCGGTGAAAAATCTGGACACAACCCACGCGTGGAAACCGAGAGCATCTTGCTACCGGACTGCGGACGCGATGCCGCCGCGAGCCAATGGGCAGTCATCCACACCCACCCGAACAGCGAAACCTGGGCCTCGGTCTCACTCAATCGCGCTGGCTACGAAACATACCTCCCGCTCTACGCGAAGCTGGCCGGCACCCCGCGTCGCATTGTCCACCGACCGCTGTTCCCCAACTATCTGTTCCTGGCCCTTAGCCCCGACCAGGGATGGGTCGCCGCTCGTTATGCAGCCGGTGTTCATAAACTGTGCATGGCGGGCGGCCGTCCTACCTATGTCCGTGGCGGGGCTGTCGAGGCGCTACAGGCGACTGAAGAGGAGCGGCGCTCGTTACCACCCGCCAGCGACACATGGCGCCCAGGGACGCCTTGCAAGCTCGCCAACGGATCACCCCTCGATGGCATCAACGCTGTCGTCCACCGCGTGACCGGCGACAGCGCACGCGTCCACGTCCTCATGTTCGGCGAACTGCGCGAGGTGACAGTCAAAGCCGAGTGTCTGGCCATAAGACGTGATACGTGAGCAATGCCAACTCGACTAAACCCAAAACAGGATGAGCGAACGCGCAATGCCATCCAGACAAGTCAGTTGGTTAACCGCTTGAATAAGTTCGCTTTAGATGAGAAAAATTCGATAAATATGTCCAGTGATCAGGTTCGGGCGGCCCTCGGCCTACTTCGTAAGACCATCCCAGACCTCGCCGTGACCTCACATACCGGCCCAGATGGCGGCCCCGTCCTCATCGTTACAGGCGTCGATCGCGGCGAAATCAGTGGCAACGAGACCATCAAAGATTGAGCTTGGCTATACTGCGCGTTCGCAGTTTGCCGCGTTCCATGCGCGCAAACAGCGTTGGGCCTGTCTCGTCGTTCATCGCCGCGCCGGCAAGACCGTCGCCTGTGTGATGGATCTCATCGACGCAGCTCTGCGCTGCAAGAAGCCTGACGGACGCTTTGCTTATTTGGCGCCAACCTACGCGCAATCCAAGGACACTGCTTGGTCGTACCTGAAGCGCTTCACCGCTGACATCCCAGGTGTTGAGCAACGCGAGAGCGACCTGATGGTACTGTTCCCGAATGGCAGCCGCGTTCGTCTGTACGGCGCTGAGAACTACGACCGGCTGCGTGGCACCTTCGCTGACGGCGTCGTGCTCGATGAATATGGCGATATCGACCCGCGCGCGTGGCCGGAGGTGCTACGTCCGTCGCTCGCTGATCGTAACGGTTGGGCGGTGTTCATCGGCACGCCGAAGGGTCGCAACGACTTTTATGCCATCCACAAGGAAGCCCAAGATAATCCATTATGGTTCTCGATGGTATTGCGGGCATCCCAGAGCGGACTGTTGCCTCAGTCCGAACTGGACGACATGCGGCGAACATTAACCGCCGATCAGTATGACCAGGAACTCGAGGTCAGCTTCGACGCGGCCATTCGTGGTTCGATCTATCGTGCCGAGATGGCCGCGGCTGACGCTGATGGACGTATCTGCAGTGTCCCGTATGACCCGGCCGTGCCTGTCTGGACAGCGTGGGATCTGGGGATCGGCGATGCCACGGCGATCGTCTGCGCGCAGCTCGTGGGCCGCGAGGTGCATGTCATCGATTATTACGAGGCGACGGGCGAGCCGCTGACGCATTACGTCCATTGGCTCGACAGTAAGCCGTATCGATACACGACCGATCTGCTTCCTCACGATGCCGGCGCGCGAGAACTGGGCACCGGCAAGACGCGCGAGGAGTTGCTACGCGCCAACGGTCGGAAGGTGCGCGTAGTGCCGCGTCAGGATATCGATGACGGGATCAACGCGGTGAAGATGCTGCTGCCGAGGTGCTGGATGGATCGTGTTCGCACCGAGCGGCTGCGCGAGTGCATGGTCTACTACCATCGCGACTTCAACGACCGCCTGGGCGTGTTCAAGGATGCGCCGATCCATGATTGGTCTTCGCATTGTTGCGATGCCGTTCGAACTTTGGCGATGGGGTTGAAGGAGGCGCGGCCCGACACTGGCCTTGACATCGTCGCGGCGCAGCGAGCGTCGTTCTCGCGCGGCCAGTGGGTCGAGGGCGTGCGGACGAGCACGGGGTGGATGGGGGTTTAGATGCGGCGTCGGTCTTTCCTTGGTGGTCTGTTCGCCGCGCCCGCGGTCATCACCACGCCGGGGTTGCTGATGCCCGTATCGACCTTGGCGCTCCCGACCCATGGGCCGAAAGGTATCATAACGCCCGAGATGATCGCGCGGGAGTTCAATCGGCGCTTGCAGGCAATGGTTGGCACGGGGTTCGTTTCTTCCGACGCGATTCAACAGGGAACGGTCGATCTGAAAATACCGCCGAAGCAATTGATGCTTTCCATGGAGCAGTTCTCTGGACGCTACATCGCGCCGGCGGCGGAAATGATCGCGTCCACCGTCAACAAAAGAGGCGGAACCCTCGCTATTGGAGCGGAGTTGTCCGTTCCACATGGCATCGATAATTACGCTTTCAGCGACAGGAACGGCATCCAGACACGTGTGCTCAGCGTTTACAGCATCGGCTATGACGCCCAGATGCTTTGTTTCGATGTGCGGCACTCATGAGCGATTGTTAGCGCCGCGATGCCTCCGTTAGCCGCTCATACAAACCGCCAGGTCATCCGCAAACCTCCGTTTGATCAGTAGGCCAACTTTCTACTTGAAGCATAACCAAGTATAACAAAGTCACATGGAGTAACCACCATGGCCAACGCACCTTCGCATCCCGCGCCGCACGCCGACACCAAAGAGAAAGAGCACGACCGGAAACCGGCTCCGACCACGACGGTCGAGCCAAAAGCCGCCACGGCAACGCCGAGAGACGCGACCAAGGACCAGGCGCGGATGCTGCTGCTGCTGACGACGGACTGGCTTAACAACGATCGCACGCACAGCCTGGAGATCGCGGCCCTCCTGGCGGAGGTGGTCGCCGCCGCCGGGCCGCCGGTTGTCGTGGACATCCCTTTCGTTTCGCAAAGTGATGGCGTGGTCAATTGCACCATGGGCAACTGGCGCGGTGAGCCGACTTCTTATGCCTATGCCTGGCAAAAGGATGGTGTCGCGATCAGTGGCGCGACGAGCGCGACCTATACCGTTACGGCGGATGATGCGGGGCATGGTCTCGCGTGCGTTGTCACCGCGACGAACGCGCTGGGATCGACGGTCGCGCCGGCGTCGAATGCCGTGGTCGCGGTGTTCGCCGCATGACGACGGCCACCAACGCCCTCGGCTCGACCGTGGCGTAACCACGTAACCACATGGCTGTTTCAGATCCAACCATGAGCGTGCCGACCCCCACGGGCATCCTCCAGGGCGTGGCCGCGTTCAACTGGGATGGCGCTGTCTGGCAGCCGGCGGGGCGTGCCGGCCCGTCCGTGCCGACGCCAACGGGCAATCTCCAGGGCGTCGCGGCGTTCAGTGGCGTCCCCCCGCAACCGACCGGCCGAGCTGGTTCTGGCGTGGCCACCCCCACCGGCGTGCTTGACGGTGTCGCCGTCTACACCTGGTCCGGCTCGCAGTGGACCCCGCCGGGCGGGCAGCCGACGCCATCAACGCCGTCCGGGGCCTTGCGTGGGGTCGCCGCCTTCGACTGGGACGGGGCCGCGTGGCAGCCGGCGGGGCAGGCGGGGCCTGACGTGGCGACACCCTACGGTGTCCTCCAGGGCGTGGCCCGCTTCGGCTGGACCGGCAGCGCATGGGCGGCGGTCGGGGCGCCCTCGTTGTCGCTCGACTTCATGACGCCGGGAACATTGGACTCTCGTATCATCTTTACCCGCGCATCGACCGCGACATACACCGACGCGAGCGGAACGATACAGACGGCGGCGGTCAACGCGCCACGCTGGGATTACGCGGGCGGTGTGCCGCGTGGGCTGCTGATCGAGGAATCGCGCGGAAATGTCGTACGGAACAGCGGTGACGCGAGCAATGCGACGTGGTCGAAGGGTAACATAGGGGTCGCGGCACCGGTCGTGACGGGAAATCAGATCCTGGCACCTGACGGAACGATGTCTGGTGCTCGTGTTGTCTACCCCGCTGTGTCGGGAGCGGGAAATGCCAGCAATCTGGGCCTGGATTCCGGTTCCGGTGCGTCTGTGGCGCCCTATACTTTGTCGATATGGGCTCGAGGGAGTGTCGGCGGTGAACAGGTTTACCTGAATCTGACTCCTAATGGCTCACTGTTCTACCGCCTGCTGATGACATTGACGACAACCTGGCAGCGGTACGTGCTCACGACGCCAAACCTGACGGCCACGACGTGGTTCCCTTCGATTGGGACCGACCTGCGTGACGCGGGGCAGAGCGGGACGCCCGCGCAGACCATTTACGTCTGGGGCGCGCAGATCGAGCAAGGTGCGTCCGCGACTTCCTATATTCCCACGACTTCCGCCGCCGTGACCAGGGCCTTGGACGTTTGCCAGATGCCGCTTGGCGCGTGGTTCAATGTCAACACCTATTCGTTGGCCTTTGAGTTCATCGCATCTGACGTATCGAAAGTCTTCGGCGGAATATCCGATGCCGCGTTCAGCGCGAACACATCTTATTTCACCAATTCGCAATATGTTTGTGGTGGAACCGTGACGGGTAGCCCCGCGCTCACCAATGGTAGTGTCAGCAAGCAATGCGCCGCCTCGACGGCGGGGGGTAATGTGAAACTAAGCAATAACGGGGGCATCCCCGCGACGGTGTCCGGAGCTTTGACCCAGTCGGGCGCGACCAGGTTGGCGATCGGCAACGATCCATGGTCGCTCAGTTCCGGTGCTTGCGCCTGGTTTCGTCGTGTCGTCGCGTGGCCTCGTGTTCTCTCCGATGCGGAAATGCGCCAGGTGACGACATGAGTGGTGCGCGGCCACATTATCCGTGGAAAGAAGGTGACGCGCTGTTCGCGAGCGAACTCAACGCGGCAATCGCGAACTCGGCGGCATATGGCCCATACCTTCCCCTGACCGGCGGCAATGTCTCCGGCGAGATCGATGCGAAGACGTTTACGACATACAATCATCGCGCATGGACGGGAGGCACGCTCAACACGTCGCTGGGTATTTACGCGGACCTGTCCGGTACACGTACTGGCGGCAATGGTTACCTCTCGGGTATCAGAGTGTTGACGGATACCGCTGATATGGGTGGCGCCGGTCTCTGCGGACTGTTCGTGGAGATGAACGGAGGCACGACCAGTGGTGCCATGGGCGGACGCTCCGCCATCGGCGCGAACGTTAACTTCACCGGAGCACCAGGAAATAAAGCGGCCAATACCGGTGAGCAGTTCCTCGGTGTGTCCTCCTACTGCGTCGCTACCGGCAATGTCGGCGGCGTTCCCGGTTCGGGCGGACCTTACGGCTCGATGTGGGGTGGCCTGTTCAACGCGCAACTGGAAGCGGGCGCCACCAACTGGAACGCGGCGATCGGGTGTGAGATCAACGTCGGTGTGGCTGCTGGCGCTAACGCTTCGTATGTGACCGGCATCGGTGTCGTTCTTGGAACGCATCAACAAGGCCCACAGGACTATGACGCGTTGCTGGGGTTCGCGATGCTTACCGGACGCGGAAGTGTCGGGCTGAAGAACGGCATCGTGTTTGGCGGTGCCGGGGGATGGTGGCCGATCCATCCGACCGGTTCGTTGTTCACGACCGCTACGTCATTGATCGCGGGCGGTGCGGCTTATCTGGCGACACACGGCATTGACCTGACCGGTGTCACGTTCAGCGGCACGGCGTTTCGCTCCACGGGTTTCAGCGTGGATGGAGCGGGGGCGATTGCCTCCATCGGTCTTACCGCGTCATCCCCGTCGGGTAACGATCCGTTGCACGTCACAGTCGCCTCGGGCAACTACGCGCGCGTTAACTACACCGTCACCGGCACGCGATCATGGACAGCGGGTGTGTTTCCGACCGGCAGTTTCATCATCTCAGACGAAAGTGTCGGGGCGCGGTTCGGTATCGACACAAGCGGACTGGCTACGTTTACCGGCCGCCTGGCGGCGTTGCTGACGAACGCGGCGAACGACGCGGCGGCGGCGAGCGCGGGTGTGCCGGTTGGTGCGATGTATCGCAATGCTAATGCGGTCCAGGTGCGGTTGGTATGATCCCGACGGACAAGCTGGCAGTGACGCTCGAAGCCCAGGCCTGGGATGCCGTGATCCGGATCATGGCGAAATCGCCGGTTCCTTATGAGTTCGTGGCGCCGCTGTTGCAGGACATCCAGGGTCAATGCACACGCCAACAAGCCGACGATAAACCGGAGGTGACGTGATGTGCTTCTCCGCCGCGTGGTTCGTCAATCTCCTCATCTGGTTGATTATCGTTTGCGCCATCGTGGCCATTGGACGCGTCATATTGCCCATCGTCCTGGGTTGGCTGGGCGTGGCCGGCGGCATCGTGATGCAGGTCATCAATATCGTGCTGATCGCCATCGTGCTGATTGTGCTGGTCTGGTTCGCCTATGACCTCATGATGTGTGCCAGCATCCCGAGGATGCGTTGAGTGAGGCGCCTAAGGGTAATGGCAACGGGCGGTCAGCCACGCACATTCTCGCCACGGTGCCGGAACGGCTCATCAAGGCGCTGCCGGCCGGTTTCGTGGTTCTGATCGTGCTGAAAATCCTGTTCATGGGCGGTCTCACGTATGCCGTGCAGCACAACACCGAGGCGCGCAACGCCATGCTGACGAAAATCATCGACAAGTGCCTTCAGGCGAATTGAGCGATGCTGGCTGCTCAAGAGCAAATGATGAAGCGATGCCTGGAACCACGTCACGCCGAGGCGCGTGCGCGCCGCGCGAAAGCTCTCGCTCTGTATGAAAGTGGCCTGAAGCGCTCCGAAGTGGGCGCCGCTATGGGCGTCTCCACGGAGCGGGCGAGGCAAATGATAGAAAAGGAAATGAGATATCGGCGGTATGAGTGGTACCATGCCTCGGGCTAAAGACAGCGACGAAGACATCCTGAAGGAGGCCAAGGCTCGCTTTGAGCGGTGCGTGGGTTGGGAAAGCGCGTGGAGGACGCGCGCGTTGTTCGATACGCGCTTCGCGAACGGCGACAGCCAGAACGGCTGGCAGTGGTACAGCAACGCGGGAACGATGACCGATCGGGGCGACCGGCCGACACTGACGTATAATCAGGTCCGCCAGCACAACCTCCAGGTGATCAACGATGCGCGGCAGAACAAAGCGCAGATCAAGGTCACTCCTGTTGGTGGCCATGCGTCATACGAAGCGGCGCAGGTGTTCAGCGGCATCATTCGGCGCATCGAATACGTCAGCAAAGCGGTCGACGCCTACAGCACCGCGACATACCACCAGGTCGAGAGCGGCCTTGGTTACGTTCGGGTGGATACAGACTACATTGATGGTAACAGCTTCGACCTCGATCTGTTCATCCGCCGGGTCGCCAATCCGCTGTCGATCTACATGGACCCGGATGCGAAGGAATACGACAAGTCGGATTCCGGTTTCGCGTTCGTTTTTGAGGACATCCCGCGCGATCGTTACGAGGAGGAATACGGGAAAGAGGACAACGTCGCACCGGCTACGCTGGAGCACAGTGACGGCTGGAACGACAAGGACCATGTGCGGATCGCGGAATACTGGAGGCGGAATCTCAACAACGAGACGTTGCACCGGCTTCAGGACGGGACGGTGGTGCGCGACAGCGAGATCCCGGCGGAACTGCGCGATCAGGTCAAGGCGCTGATCGTTCAGTCGCGCGACGTCGCGGAGCCGGAGATCGAGTGGTTCAAGCTGGCCGGCGACAAGATCATCGATCGCGAGCAATGGCTGGGTAAATACATACCCATTGTGCCGTTCATCGGCGAAGAGACGGTGATCGAGGGCGAGATGGACCGGAAAGGGCACACCCGCGCCCAGATCGATGCACAGCGGATTTACAATTATTGGGCGCCGCTGGCTTTGCATACTCCTTTGCCGACGCCTGCTGGCTGGACCACGATGGGCGAGGTCCGAGAGGGCGATTTCCTGCTTGACGAACAGGGGCATCCAACCCTGGTGTCTGGTCTAAGCCCGGTCTTTCTTTTCCGCCAATGTCATCGGGTCACATTTGATGACGGCTCGTCGATCATCGCGGATGCTGGTCATCCATGGCAGGTCGAGGAGCGAGGCAAGGCTATCGCTGGCGGGTGGAAATGGGACACGAAGGTTGTAAGCACGAAGGAACTGACACCAACCAAGCATTTTATCCGGATGCCCGAACCACTCGATTTGCCGGATGTCGACCTGCCCATTGATCCGTATCTGCTTGGTGTTTGGCTGGGCGATGGCACGGCTGCTGGAGCCAGAATCACCGGCAAGACGGATATAGACGAGTTCAGGCAGCATCTCGCCGAAGTCGGTTGCCGCCTATCTCCCGTCCATAAAGACGGAGCGTTCTCCGTTTACGATGTGTGGGATCGGTTCGTCAGACTTGGTCTGGCGGGTAACAAACATATTCCTGAGGTCTATCTACGCGCGTCGGCGCGGCAGCGATGGGCTCTCTTACAGGGCCTGATGGACACGGACGGGTCGGCGAATCTGAAAGTTCGCACCTGCACGTTCTATACCGGAAATTCACGGCTGTCGGACGGGTTCGCTGAACTGCTCAGCACTCTCGGGTTAAAATCCATTCGTTTATCTCGGGTCGCGGCCCGTCGTAAATTCCCCGATGGCAACATTCGAGATTGTCTGGCGTACGATCAGTTCACGTTTTCCGCTCCTCCGGATGTGCAAGTGTTTCGCTTGCGTCGGAAACGGGCGGTACAGGAGCATGCGCGCGTTACTCATTGGCGGCGCACCAGGCGGTTCCGCATCAAGAGCATTGAAGCGGTGCCGTCAGAGCCGGTGCGGTGTGTTCATGTCGAGGCTGCGTCACACTTGTTCCTCGCCGGTCCATCGATGGTGCCGACGCACAACTCGGCGGCTGTCGAGCAGGTCGCGCTACAGACCAAGACGCCTTACGTGGCGCGTGCTGACGCGATCGAGGGGCGGACGGAGCAGTGGGCCACGGCGAACGTCAAGAACTGGTCGGTGCTGGTTTACAACGGCCTCGACGAGGCGGGAAACCCGATCCCTCCGCCGGCGCGCAACGATCCGCCGGCCATGGCGCAGGCCTACATTCAGGGTATGTCGATCGCGCGTGACGATTTACGCTCCGTCACCGGTCAGTATCAGGCTGAGATGGGGATGCCGGGCAATGAGCGCAGCGGTCGGGCCATTGACGCGCGGCAAAGACAAAGTGATGTCGCGACTTATCACTACGTGGACAATCAGGCCAAGGGCATCCGGCAAATCGGGCGTATTTTGCTCGATCTGATCCCGAAAGTATACGACACGCGGCGCGTGGTGATGATGCTGGCCGAGGACGGGACCGAAAACAAGGCGATGATCGCGCCGGATTTGCCCGACGCGCACCAATACATCGGGCAACAGCCGAACGGCGCCCCGCCGGGGCCGATTTCGCCCGCCGAGGCGCAGAAACAGCAGGAAGACCCCGCGACACCAGATCCGGCGATCATATTCAACCCGCAAGTCGGGACTTATGACGTCGAGGCCGATGTCGGGCCGGCGTATGGCACGCAGCGACAGGAAGCGGCCAACGCTTTCAGTCAGATAATGCAACAAAATCCGGCGGCATTTCAGATCGTGGGCGACTTCTGGGCGGCGAACTCGGATTTCCCGAACGCGGACGAACTGGCGGAGCGTCTGAAGCGTGGATTGCCGCCGCAATACAAGGCCGGGCCAGATCCGCAGGTCATGGCGGTCACGCAGCAGGCGCAGCAGATGCAACAGCAGGCGCAGGACATGCTGGGCAAGGCCGACGCGGAGATCGCATCGCTAAAGGCCCAATTGGTGCATGCTCAGGAGGCGGCCAAGGACAAGAGCGCGGAGATCGAGATCAAGGACTATCAGGCGGAGACGGATCGATTGAAGGCGGTCGGTCAGATCGATCCGCTCAGCCTCCAGGCGATCGTGCGGCAAATGGTCGCTGATATGCTGGGCACCGAGATCCATCCCGTCCTACAGCAGCACGCGGCGAACGAGAGCGAGCTACAGGCTACGCTGGCGCCTCCGGTGCCCGTGAACGGGGCGGACGGTCAGGCGCCGTCTGGACCGGCTCCAGGGGGTGCGACGGCATGACCGGCACCGGCACTGACGATGACGGTGTCCCGCTGAACGATGGCAACGCCATCGGCATGCTCTACGACACGCTGGAGGAGAACAAGCGGCTGTTGGCCGAGAACGAGCGACTACGCGACCGCGTGCTCGACCTCGAGGCCAAACTCGCCATCCTGTGCGGCTCGCTGGCGAAGCGGGCCGTCATGCCGGAGGACGAGCAGCCCGCCGTCATCCATCACGACGTGCCACCCAGTGCACCACGGTAACACCGAGTAATCCCATGTCTGAAACCAATACCGACCCCGTCGTCCCCGATCCCGGAGGCGCAACGCAACCCGCTGTTCCCGATCCGCCGTCGGCAGAGTCCACACCGGACACGCCAGAAGCCCCGGAGCAGACCGAGGAGGAGGCGCAACGGCGGGAACGTGACACCGAGGGCCGTCGCGTTGCCCAGGTGCGGGCGCGGCTGGCGGCGGCCGAGCGGCGTGAAGCAGAGCAACTCGCGGAACTGGAGTTCTACCGCCGGCAGGCGGCCAACGTGGCGCCCCAGGATGAAACGCCAGAGCAACGTATTCAGCGTGAACGGATGGAGATAAGGGCCGAGGAGCGCGCGAAAATAAGAACCGAGACGTTCCATCAGCAGGGCGCGGCGCAATACGCCGACTGGAAACAACGCTGCGATGATCTGATGGCGATGGGAGCCGATCCTCAGATTGCCTCGCTATTGGTTGAGATGCCCGCCGACGAGGGAGTGCGGGTCGCGGCGGCGCTGGCAAGCGATCCTGACGCGCTGCAACGCATCGCGAACCTTCAGACGGAACGAGCGCGGTCAATGGCCCTCGGCAAGTATGCCGCCACGATCGAGGATGCGCCGTCGCGGCCGGTCAACGGTCATCCAGTGCCGCCGATCCCGGTAACACGCGCTCCCGCTCCGGTGCGCCCGGTGACGGGCCGCGCATCGCCGCAGTTCAATGAATACACGGCGACGGCGCAGCAGTTGGCTGATTTCTATATGCGCCAGACGTTGGAGAAACAGACCCGGCGCTAACGTCTACCCGGCAGCGGAGCGGGCAACCACCGCGTGACATGACGTGCCTGACGGGTAGCGGATCCGACAACACCGCGTGGCGTGCGTATCCCGGCTGATCGCGTGGCTTCTCTGTTGCGACAGCGGACTGAACCGGCGTCCCAATGAAAGCGGACGCCTCTCATTCAATCCGTTTGAACAACAGAGGCCACCATGCCCGCCACCAATACACTCCTCACCATCAACATGATCACGGCCAAGGCGCTCGCGATCCTGCACCAAAAGTGCAACTTCATAGGCAGCATCAACAGGCAATACGACGACAGCTTCGCCAACAGCGGCGCCAAGATCGGCAGCACGCTCCGTATCCGCCTGCCGGTGCAATACACCGTCAGCACCACCCCGGCGCTCAGCTTGCAGAACACGGTGGAAACCCAGGTCAGCCTGCCGATCACCAATCAGTATCACGTCGATTTTTCGTTCTCCTCGGCTGAACTCACGCTGTCCATTGACGACTTCACCGCGCGCTACATCGAACCCGCCATCGCCGTCCTCGCGGCGCAGATCGAGGCGGCGGTTATCGGCATGATGTGGCCGACCGTCTGGAATCAGGTCGGGACGCCGGGTGTCGCGCAATCGTTCAAGAACGTGCTCGTGGCTCGCAAGATGCTGCTCGACAACCTGACGCCACAGTCCAAGCAGTGGCAGCTACGCATCAACACCCAGGACAACGTGGATCTGGTGGACAGCCTCAAGGGCTTGTTCCAGCAGAGCACACAGATCGCGCGGCAATATACCGACGGGGTCATGGGCCTCGCCGGCGGCTTCGAGTGGGCGGAGAACACCCATTTGACGACCCAGACCCGCGGCGCCGAGAACGCTGCCTACACGACGGCCATCGTGCTCAATCAGGTCACCGGCGCCACCCTGGCCGTGATCACCGGGGCCGGCGCGGGTAACGCGGGGGATGTGTTCACCATCGCGGGTGTCTACAGAATCCACCCCGAAACCAAGGTCAACAGCGGCGTGCTCCAGCAGTTCGTGTTGACAGCGGCCTACGGAGGCGGCGGTGGCAACATGGCCATCGCACCGGCCATCAATGCCCTGGTCGGCTCCCCATCGCAGAACGTCGCCATCCCCGTGGCCAACGCGACGGCGGCGATCGCGTTCCAGGGAACGGCGAGCACGGCGACCGGGTTGAGTCTTGCTTACAGTCCCGACGCTTTTACCTTCGCGACAGCCGATCTGGTGATGCCCGGCGGGGTCGATATGGCATCACGCGTGGTAAAAGATGGTATCTCCATGAGGGCCGTGCGTCAATATAGTATTTCCGACGACACCATGCCAATTAGGATTGATGTCCTATGGGGAGCCGTTGCGTTACGACCCCAATTGGCCGTCAGGCTAGCAGCCAATTAGCCGGCAATTCCGCCATATCTACCCAGATGACATAACCAATTTGAATATACGGAATACACGTTGTCAAATGTGAACGTCATTGATATGGTGTCCGTGCTGAAAAGGAGCATGGACACCGTGTCAGGAAATGAAGACGCCCTTTGGGCGGAATGCTGCGTCAAGGGCTGCGACGAACCGTCGATCTCTCTCGGGCTTTGCATCAACCACATGCGCCGGAACCAAAAGTATGGCTCACCGGTAGCCTCGCAGATGATGCCTTGGCTTTGGCGGCGCATGTCGTTTGATGAAAGATTTGCTTCGAAAATCAACAAGGAAAACGAAAAAGGCTGCTGGTTGTGGAAGGGCGGCAAAGACAAAGACGGTTATGGATTGTTCAATGGCCGGGTTAATGGAGTGTTACAGGCCAGAGCGCATCGTTATAGTTACGCTCGTCACAAAGGGCCGATTTCTTCGCTGCTTTTTGTTTGTCACACATGCGACGTGCGGGCCTGTGTTAATCCGGACCATCTGTTCCTCGGGACAAGCGCCGAGAACACCGATGACATGATGGCGAAAGGTCGCCATCGCACGCCTGAAGGTGAAAATCACTACCGGGCAATTCTGACTGAAGAGGACGCCAGGAGAATCCTGGCCGACCCGCGAACCCACAGCCGGATAGCTGACGATTATAAGGTCTCGCGCAACACGATCAGTAGCCTCAAGGCGCGTCATTCATGGCCCCATCTTGGAGACGAGAAAGGCGTGAAGGCGCCTCGTATTGGACCGAGAGTGGGCGTCAGCGATCGGATCACGCCTGAGATCGTGCGGATCATCCGTTCAAGCACGGATCGCGGCATCGATCTGGCCAGCCGTTACGGGATCTCGGTGCAATACGTGTCCGGCATTCGGCATCGTCGTTCTTGGAAACACATCGAGTAGGAGACCGACACCATGGCATACGATCGCGGCCCGCAACTGTTCGACCCCACGGGCATCTCGTCGTTTCAGAACAACATCACGGCGACGGCGGGAGGCACGCGGGCCGCCGCGCGTCCTCTCGTGGCGGCGTTCAACAGGGTGACTGTGTGCGCCACGGCGGCTGATAGCGTCTCCCTGCCGCCTGCTACCGGCGGGCAGGAGGTGACGGTCATCAACAGTGGCGCGGCGGCCACCCAGGTGTTCGCGGCACCTGGGACCGCCGACACCATCAACGGCGTGGCGGCGGCGACCGGGATCAGTCTCGCGGCCGCCGGTAAAGCCCAGTTCGTCTCGCCGGACGTGGGCGTGTGGTTCTCGATTCTGTCGGCCTGATCGGATGGGCATGGGCGGCCAACGCGGTGGTGGCCGTGATCATCATCGTGGTGGCGCTCGTGCTGTTCTTCGCTCTCTGGCGCTGGTGATGTGAAATGACGATAGCGAACGACATCATCTTTTTAAGTCTCAGAAATTCCGGCGTGAACGGAATCGGCCAAACACCGATGCCGGATGACGTTAACGACAGCTTCAAAATCCTTAACGCGATGATCAACGAATGGAACCTTGAACGCCTCGTCCAGGCCAATCGAACATCGGTCCCGACGTTTCCCAACCTCACGACGGACGTCCCGTATTGGACGCCTTACGAGCACGTTTTGCTCACGACCATGGCGGTGCGGCTGCGGCAGATCTACTCGCTGCCGCCCGTCCCGCTCGACGTGCAACTGGCCGTCTCCGCGCTCAAGGCGTTCAGTGCGATTAACCAACAATACGTGGCGCCATTCCTGCCGGCTCTCGTGGAGACCGTCGAACAGGCCATCTTCATGGCGTTGCGGCTGGCCGGGCGGATCAACGATACGCAAAGCGTGGCTGACGGCTCCAAGGACGTTTACGATGCATTTGGCCAACTGATGATGATGCTGGGCCAGTGGCAGCGCAAACGATGGCTCGTGTGGAATGAGGTCGAGACGAGTGTCGTATCCACCGGAGCGAACTTCTACACGATCGGTCGGGGCCTCGATATCAATGTCGCGCGACCGGACAAGATTCACGCCGCCTGGGTGACGATCGGCCCCGGTTCGTTCGGTGAAGGTGGCGCGGTGCTGGCGGAGGAACTGCCGTTTCCCCTCGGCGCCGCCGCCTCCCCGCGTACGCCGAACATGGTCGATATTCCATTGTCCATCATCGAGGCGAAGGAAGACTGGTCGCATATCACCATCAAAGACCTCAAGAGCATCCCCTCAGCGGTGTTCTACGATAGCGGATGGCCCCAGGCGCGGGTGTATTTCTACCCGGTCGCGCCGGCCGGACTTTACGAGATGCACCTGTTGGTCAAGGCATCGCTGCCAGACTACGACGCGCTGGACAACACGCTCGACCTGCCGCCGGAATACACTGATGCTATCGTTAGCAATCTGGCGTGCCGGATTGTCATCGCTTCAGGCGGACAGGTCTCGCCGTTCCTCGCCGGCCAGGCCAGGGCCGCGCTGGAGACGATCAGACTGGCCAACAGCCAGATACCCCTCCTCGGCATGCCCCCGGCGCTCACGCATCACCGGGGCGACGTGTCGAGTTGGTCCGGGCGAGGGCTTTCGCAAGCCTGGGTGACCGGCGGCGGGTCGGTGCTGAGTTAACGGAGGACATGACATGAGCCGGGCACCAATGGCCACGATGGCGAGCCTTCCCCCGCTGGTCGGCAGCCTCACCACCAGCCCCTCGGGCTATCCGTGGCAGGACGGGGATGTGCTTTACGCCGACGACCTCAACGCGGCATTCGCGGCGCGGTTGGAGATTGGCGGCCCAATAGTCGGAACCACGGCGACGTTCTCCAGCGACCTGACAGCCCAGGCCGGGACTTTCCATGGCCCGCTGTTGGTTGACAACGCGGCGACGTTCACTGGTGCGTTGGTTGGTCAGGCGGCGACGTTCGAGGGCGCCGTGGGCATTAACAACACGCTGACGCTTTCCGGTCCGTTGGCCGCTAACTCCGCGACGTTCGCCGGCCCGTTGACCGGCACATCCGCGACATTCTCCAGTGATCTGGCGGCTCAGGCCGGGACGTTCCACGGCCCGTTGGAAGTGGATAACTTAGCGACGTTTACTGGCGCGATCACAGCTCAGGCGGCGACGTTCCAGGGCGCGGTCGGTGTCAATAACACGCTGGCGATTTCCGGCCAGTTGTCGGGTCAGGGCGCGACGTTCGCCGGCAGGGTCACACCCGGCAACATCGTGATAGCGCACGGCGGCAATCAGGGGGTTGTCAACGTCGCCGGCATGAGCCTTGACGTGAGCAACGGCGCGGTTTTCGAAAACACGATTGTTCCGGTCAGTGTCAACAGAATTGGCACCACGGGCGCCGCCGTTAACTTTCTCTATGCCGGCGGCGCGGTTGGGTCCATCTCCGTGACCGCGACCGTCACGGCCTATAATACGACCAGCGACGGTCGCCTGAAAGAGGACGCGCGGGCCTTCGACGCCGGGCCGATCATCGACGCGTTAAACGCCTGTGACTTCGCCTGGAAGTCGGGCGGCCGGGCATTCGGCGTGATCGCGCAGGAAGCGTACGAGATATTTCCCGGTGCCGTGACCCATGACGAGCCGAGTGACACATGGGGCGTGGATTATTCCAAATTCGTCCCGCTCTTGCTCGCCGAGGTGAAAGCCTTGCGCCAGAGAGTGGCGAAGCTGGAAGGATGTATCGCAACGGTAGCGTGTTGATGATCCGGGTGACATGATGAGGCAGGCCCTCACAGGAGGCTACCAGCTTTCGCAGCCTCACGTGTGTGATATATCCTCCATGACGGTTGGGGGGTGTGCGATGGCTGGTAAGCCGAGGTATGATCTTACTGGGAAAAGATATGGCCGTTGGACGGTAGTTGGACGAGCGAAGTCGCGCACCAACGGCTCTGCGCGATGGCATTGTAGATGCGACTGCGGAGCAGAGAGTTTTACTGTTCAGGCTAGCGCGCTGTTCTCTGGCAGAAGCGGCTCGTGTGGTTGTCTGATCGCTGAACTTACTGCTAGTCGGCTTGCCACCCATAACATGACCGGCTTCCCGACTTACGGGAACTGGAAGGCGATGATGGGGCGGTGTCACAATCCCAGGGACCCAGCTTATCCCCGGTACGGCGGCGGGGGAATCCTGGTCTGTGAGAGATGGCGCTCATTTGAGAGATTCTTTGGGGACATGGCCCCTGGTTATGCTCCGGGCCTCACGATTGAGCGGTTAGACAATACGAAAGGCTATGAGCCTGATAATTGCCGATGGGCAACCAGACGAGAGCAAAACCAAAACAAGAGAGATCCCGGTTTATGGACTTTCAAGGAAACGCCTATCCAAAATAGTTCGTCAGGAGTGCGCGGCGCCACCTTGGTTCGTGGCAAGTGGGTCTCTAAAATCGTCATTCGTGGCAAACAAACATATCTTGGCGCGTTTGCGACCAAGGAAGAAGCCGGCGTCGCTTACAGAGAAGCCGCCAAGGTCAGGCATCTCCAGTGAGCAAAGTCCCCTTGCTTGGCGGGGCGTACACGGCGCGCAGCGTGGTCGCGGCGGCCCAGACCTGCCGGAATTTATACATTGAACCGATGCCGCAGGCACAGGGCGAGCCGATGCCGGCGGGACACTACCCCACGCCAGGCACGCGGTTGCTCAGCACTATCGGCCCCGGCCCCGTTCGGGGCATCCGGCAGGCCGCCACGGGCGGCATCTACTGCGTCAGCGGCAGCGGCGTGTACCTGGTAGACCCCGCGACCTGGGCCGGGACGCATCTCGGGGACATCACCTCAGGCCTGACGACACCGGTCTCGATGGTCGATAACGGCCTCGATATGGTGATTGTCGATGGCTCGGCGAACGGCTGGAAGATCACGCTGGCCGACAATACCTTCGGCCCCATCGTCCAGAGCGGCACGCTCAGTCCTGTCACCGCGATCACCGGCACCGATCCGATCGTGCGCGATAATGCCCGCTATACTGCTTTCGTGCCCACCTTCAGCGGCAGGGTGACCAGGATCACCGTTTCGCTCGGCGCCGGTTTCGCGGGTCATATGAAGTGCTCGGTATACTCGGCGGGGTTGGGTGAGGTGCTCGGCTCAGCAGTTCCCGAGACCAGCCCGGTGACGGGCGTCAACACGTTCCTGTTCACCGGCACCGACAGCACGCCGCCTTCGATCGCCGTGGACAAGGGAAGCGAATACTGGATCGGCTTTTGCTGCGATCAGAGCGCGGGCACCTGGAACCGGGGCAGCACGACGCCAGGAGCCACCTCCAACACGACATACACCAGCTTCCCGGTCGCGTCCCCCAACCCCACCCCCGCCAGCCCGCTGATCTGCACGATCCTGATCCAGACCGACC